GAAGTAAGCAGAAAGAGGGTGACGGCGAATGATATATGTAATATATGTACAATCAGGATCAGAAACGACTGTTATGTACTCGATGCGTGAACTCGGTTATACAGCGTATGTGCCGAGAGAGTTGTACAAGTATCGCAAAAAGGGTGTATGGCACGAAGAAATCAAACCGCTTTTTGACGGTTACATATTCTTTCAGACCGACCGCCTGACAGCCGATGATTATTATACCATTCGCAAGATACACGGTGTCGGCAATTTTGTCAGTAAAACAACGTGCCTGTCCTGTACCGAAGAAGAATATATCATCGGGTTATGTCGCAATCCCGATATACTCAAGGTCAGCAAAGGACACATAGAAAACGGCGTACTAAAGATAGACAGCGGCTATCTCAAACGCTATGAGCACAAAATCGTGAAATTTTCCCGAAGACAGCATAAAGCCGTTATAGAGATCACTCTTTACGGTGAGTCGCACAGGATAACCTGTGCGGTCGATATAAACAAGTGTAGTAACTAAGGTGTTGGTCGATGCGCTCCCCACCGGAACGGCTGTATACATACGCAAAGTAATCTGATTTTTTTTAAAATCGGAATGGCGAAGCATATCCCGATATAATCCCAACGGGATATTTGCCGATAAAAGCGTTTTAATTGCCGTTTAAAACGTTTCAAAAATCAAAGTGGGATAATTTCACGTCAACATAATCAAACGCAGAATAAGGGCTCTTATAAGGCTCTTTTTCTTTTTGCCCGAAAGGAGTGAGCAAACTGTGAGAAAAAGCAATCGCAAAAGGGCTATAAACAGCCTTGCAACCGATCTCGACAAATACAAAAAAGCTGATACCGAACAGCGAGTGAATGCCGTTCAAAGTCTGGTCGAATGCTATCTGAATACATCCGAAAGCAAGCGGCAAAAGGCAATACAACAGATTATCGAGCGCTCTGAAGGAGTCAGACAACTGATAGCCGACAACCCTGAGCTTGTTCGGGCAGATGTTGAACAGGCACTGATCCGTGCCGCTACCGGTTATACCGTTACGGAACGCAGAGAGCGTATTGTCGGCGGAAGAAAAACTGTTGAAATAATTACTCGTGATATTCCTCCGAATCAATCGGCGGTAGAGTTCTTTCTGACGAACAAAGCCGGCGATACTTACAGCAAAGCTCCGGTTGCTATATCGGAAGACGGCGCAGGCAAGCTTGACGCTATACTGGAGGCTATGAAGAATGTCAAATGAATTGATATTTACAGCTAAACAGCAGGAGCTGATGAGTTTGCTAAAGCACAACAAACTACACCGACTTAATCTGCTTGAAGGCTCCGTCCGTAGCGGCAAGACATGGATATCGCTTATTCTTTGGGCATTCTGGATAGCAGACCGCCCTACCGATTACGCCTATCTGATGTCGGCAAAAACGTTGCAAACATTAAAACGTAACTGTTTGATGCTACTGCAGGAGCTTGTCGGAGAAGACAACTTCAAGTATTCGCTATCTACCAAAGAGGGCAAACTATTCGGAAGAAAAATTCTTCTTGAGGGAGCGAATGACGCAAAGTCGGAGAATAAGATACGAGGCATGACACTTGGCGGAGCGTACTGCGATGAGCTGACGCTATTCCCTAATGACTTTTTTTCGATGCTCCTGTCACGTTTGTCGGTCAAGGGCGCAAAGCTGATTGCTACAACAAACCCGGATGTTCCGACGCACTGGCTTAAAAAGGAATACATCGACAATCCGAAAGTCGATATGCTTGTATTACGATTTCTGATCGATGATAACACAACGCTTCCCGAAGAATACGTCAGGGAGATAAAAAAGGAATACACGGGTGTTTATTTTGAACGCTTCATTTGTGGCAACTGGGTAGCGGCAGAAGGTGTTATTTATCCGCTGTTTGCAGACAAGCCGTCAAGATACATCATTGATACGCCTCCTGACAATCTTATGTTCGTAACTATAGGCGGTGACTTTGGCGGAAACGGATCAGCCCATACCCTTAACGCTACCGGATTCACTAAAGGCTTTCAGTCGATCGTAACGCTTGACGAATACTATCGTAAAGAAACAATATCACCGTATGAGCTTGAAAACGACTTCTGCACTTTTATCGAAGGTGTATGCCGCAGGTGGAAATGTACAGAGGTTTATCTCGATTCAGCAGAACAAATACTGATCAAAGGTGTGCGCCTTGCCGCTCAGAGAAGAAAGTTGAAAGTCAACATTCATAATGCACGGAAGGGCTCTATCAACAATCGTATATTGTTCTATAATCGTCTGATTGCGGCTGACAGATATAAAATCATGTCGCACTGCAAGCATACAATCGAAGCGTTTCAGACGGCAATATGGAAGCCTAATGCCGCTACTGAAATCCGTCTTGACGACGGCAGTATAAACATAGACAGTCTAGATGCACAGGAATACAGCACCGAAGCCTATATGAGCAATGTCTTCGATGCAGAAAGGAGAAAGTAAATGTCGATGTACACATATATTAAGCAGGCATTCCCGGACGTGCCGATAGTAGATATATCAGACTATTACTCAAAGCACATCGAGCCTGCGAAACGGATATACCAAAACAATCCGCCATGGAAGGATGTCGTAAATACCGGCATCAAAAAAAAGAAACGTGCCCGCTCCCTGACTAATATGGCTAAGGTAATATGCGACAAGCTCGCCACGATGACATTTTCCGAGCAATGCGATATAGCTGTAAGTGATAAGGAATATAACGATGTCGTTATGGACACGCTGGAGGCTAACTGCTTTTGGGAGCGTTTCCCCGAGTTCCTTTCCCGCTCATACGCTCTCGGTGGCGGAGTCCTTAAGGGGTACATTGAAAACGGCGAAATCTGCATCAATTATATCAATGCGGACAGATTTTTCCCGACGAAGTGGAACAGTCGACAGATAACTGAGGGAGTATTTTGCAACGAATATGTGCAAAATGGATGCTGTTACAAACTGTTTGAATATCACACGCTGACCGATGAGGGCGTAAGTATCAGAAATGTTTTGTATAAATCGGACAGCAAATCAAATCTCGGCACGGTTG